TCGTTTGGAGCTGATGAGGAAGGTGTTTACAAGATACTGAATGACACGTCAGTGGGTGAGTATGATGTGGTGATGGACACTGGACCCGGCTACAACAGCAAGCGTCAAGAGGCTGTGGAAAGCATGATGCCACTGCTAGCGGCAGACCCTGCACTCATGCAAGTAGCTGGTGACCTATTTTTCAGGAATATGGACTTCCCCGGCGCTGAGATGATTGCAGACAGACTCGCGGCCAGCAACCCAATGTCCCAGATCGACACCAAATCTAAGATTCCTCCACAAGTCCAGATGCAACTTGCTATGTCTCAACAACAGATGCAAGCCATGCAACAACAGATTCAACAGCTCCAGATGACCATCAAGCAACGTCAGGACATCGAATCTGTTAAACAACAAGCTGAAACACAACGTGAGCTAATGAGGCAGACTGCCAAAGCCCATAACACTGAATCCATGCTAGAGGCTAGAGTCCATGACGTGAACATGAGAGCTGTCACAAGCCAAAACAAGACTGAAATAGAATCCATTATGGAGCTTTTGGTTCACCACTTGGATACTGCTAGGTTGGAGAAGGAAATTGCAAGCAGAAATGCTGAACAGTATGCCTATGCCAACGAAAGCAACAAATCTATACAGTAGTTTGACACAGTAATCATTTCAGTCTATATTGACTAAACCTTACCAATCAGGTTGATTGGGTAAATCCTTGGGTAAAACCATGTCTGAAAAAGAAGCGAGCCAAGTGCTCACAAGTGAAAATTCTGCTGAGTTTTACAGCAATCGTTTGGGTTTAGCTGACACCACTCCTGTAGAGGCAGTTCCTACTGAGCCTACAGAAGTTCAAGAGCAGAATGAACCAGTTGCTGAAGAACCAAGCAAAACAACAGAAGAACCAAAGCCTAATAGACTCGAAAAAAGGTTTTCAGATATTACTAAGCAAAGGGAATTGGCACGAGCTGAAGCAGAACGTGAGCGTACCAGAGCTAGTGAGCTAGAAGCCAAGTTGAAAGAGTTGGAAGCGAAAGTCAACCCTAAACCAGTTGAACAACTTTCAGAACCACAACCTGAGCAATTTGAAACAGCATTTGATTATGCTAAAGCACTTGCAAAGTATTCAACAGAGGAAGCACTTAGGGAGCGTGACAGGCAAGAGGCTGAAAGAAGGATAGCTGAAGAACGTGCCAAGACATTTGAGGCATGGAACAAGCGTCAAGCTGAGGTCAAAGCTGAGTTACCTGATTATGAAGACATGCTTGCATCATCAGATGTGGTGGTGAGTGATCAGATACGAGATGCGATTTTTGAAAGTGATGTTGGACCAAGAATCCTTTATCATTTAGCAGAGAATCCAGAAGTAGCTGAGAAGCTAGCTAAGATGTCAACAATAAGTGCTCTTAGAGAGTTAGGAAAGATTGAGGCAAGGCTTGAAAAAGCTCCTCAAGAGGAGGTGAAGGCTGTTGTGAGGTCGAATGCTCCAAAGCCTATTAGTCCATTGCGAGCAACTAGCGCGGCGTCTGAGACACCCATCGATTCTGAAGGCAGATTCACTGGTACGTTTCAACAATGGCGTGAAGCTCGTAAAGCAGGGAAGATTAGGTAAACAAACTTTTTAACTTTTCAAGGAAAGAATCATGGCAAATAATCTATTAACGATATCTAAGATCACCAATGAGGCACTCATGGTGCTCGAAAACGAACTCACGTTCACGAGCGAGGTGGACCGCAACTACGATGACCAGTTCGCGGTGGTTGGTGCAAAAATTGGTAATACTGTGAATGTGCGGAGACCGGGTCGCTTCATCGGAACTACCGGCCCAGCGCTAAACGTGGAAGACTTTAACGAGTCAAGTGTGCCAGTAACTCTATCAACGCAATTCCATGTGGACACGCAGTTCACCACGGCTGATTTGGCACTATCACTCGACATGTTTAGTGATCGAGTGTTGAAGCCAGCAATTGCCGCCATTGCCAACAAGATTGATCGTGATGGCTTAGTCATGGCTAAGAACAACACAGCAAACATTGTTGGTACTGCTGGTACACCTCCTACAGGTTTGATCACCTATCTAACTGCTGGTGCTTATCTTGACTCTGAAGGTGCTCCTCGTGATGGTCGTAGATCAGTGACTATTGAACCATTCACATCTGCAACGATTGTTGATTCACTCAAGGGCTTGTTTGTTCCACAAGAGGCAATTGGTGAACAATATCGCAAAGGTTTGATGGGCAGGGACAGCGCTGGATGTAATTGGAAAATGGACCAAAACGTGGTCTCTCAACAGTTTGGTGCTTGGACTGGTTCTAGTGCTGGTTCAATCACCATCAATGGAGCAAGCCAAGGTCTATCAAGTGGATGGGCACAGACATCTACGTTGAACATCACAGCCACAGCGTCAGGCACACTCAACCAAGGTGACGTTATCACCATTGCAGGTGTGTACGCAGTGAACCCACAAAATCGTCAGGCTTATGGCAACAACAAGCTACGCAACTTTGTGATCACATCCACAACAGCATTGACTAATGGTAATACATCAGTCACTGTTAGCCCTGCATTGATTTACTCTGGTCAGTTCCAGAATGTGACTGTGAGTCCTGCGGCCTCTGCTGTGGTCACTCCCTTCAGCATTGGTGTGAGTGGTGCTGGCACATACAGTCCACAAAACATTTTGATGCACAGAAATGCGTTCACGTTGGCGGTCGCTGATCTTGAGTTGCCGGAGGGTGTCCATTTTGCAGGTCGTGCCTCTGACAAAGAGATTGGATTGTCAATGCGGGTGGTGCGCCAATACACCATAAATAACGACAGTATTCCAACTCGTTTGGATGTGCTCTATGGTTGGGCGCCTCTCTACCCTGAGTTGGCTTGCAGAATCGCGGCCTAACAGTCATTTACCAATTTAAGGAGAATTAATCATGGCAAATCCCGGACCAGCAACCACAGTCACCAATCATCCCCAGAACTTGGCTACAAACCAAGCATTGCGTTTGATTGCATCAGCTCAGTCAGTAAACTTGTCTCAAGCTGGTGACACAGCAATGACAGTTTTGGATGTGAGCAAATTTGTACCTGTCAGTATCCTCATCACCAATGGCTTGAACTCTAGTGGTGCAACAACCACTATTGCTACAGCTACTGTTGGTGTTTACACAGGTGTTGGAGCAACTGGATCGACTGTGCTCACGACTGCGGCTCTCACCAGCAACACAGGTGGACCATATGTCACAACATCTTCTGCAACCAATGCAACTACTGCTATCAGTAACCCATCAAACTTGTATGTGAATGTGGGCACAACGATTGCGGCAACCTGTGACGTTTTCGTCTATGGCTACGATCTAACTTTCCTCCCATAAGGAACAGGAAAATATAAAGCCACTCTCACACAAGGGGGTGGCTTTTTTTCGTTTTAAGTTACAATTCAACAAAGGAATTAAACATGTCATCCACAACAGTAACTCGTGGAAATTCACACGAGACCTTTTACATAACTCCATCCATTACGCCAACTAGCGTTTCTGCAAACACCACTGCTTTACAAAACTTCAATGTTGCTGGCCTACAAACCACTGACTTGATTCTTGTGCAAGGTGCTGTTGGTGCTCAAACTGCTGGCATCATCGTAGCTGAGGCAGATTGTTTGAATGCTGGCGTTTTGACAATTCAATTTGGCAACACGACAGGCACATCAGCAACACCAGTTGCAGGTCAATATGTTGTTCAGGTCACAAGACTTGAAGGACCAGCTCCAACTAATGCTGTTTAATCATGGCAGGTTCAACAGTTCAACGTAATGCTGGTCAAACAGTTGCGTTATCAGTTACAAATACTTCACATGCAAGTACGTTGATTGATGACACAACGAATGACCAAATTAACTACGCATCATTCTTGAACACAGGAGCAAGTCCCATTGCAGTAAAGTTTAATAGCTTTTCTCCATGTCCTCCTGCTGTGTTTCCTGTGGATGGTTCTACACTTGGTGACTATGTTTTACCTGCTGGTATGACTAGCCCATTGATCCTAGCGACACCAACTACACCTTTCTACATGACTGCTATCAGTACGAGTGGTACTGCTGGCATCTTGTATGTCACTCCAGTTGGCGATCAATCATAATTAGCTAAGGCTAAAAGGGGTGAAAATCCCCTATTTTTTTAGGGTGCAACAATGTCAAACTCGAATAATGTAGGTGTTACACAGACAACGAATATATTGCCAGTACAGGCATTGTATGACCCATTGACACTTGCCTTTATCACGTTTATTGGACCTGCTGGGATACCCTTCACGAGCGCGGCAGGTGGGGTCTCAAGCGTCAACGTCAGTGGAGGCACAACAGGCCTCACAACCTCTGGTGGTCCAATCGTCTCCAGTGGCACAATTACCCTTGGTGGTACATTGTCAGTCAGCAATGGAGGCACAGGAGCTACGACAAGCAATGGTGCTTTGACTAACTTGTTGCCTAGTCAAACAGGTAATGCTGGTGCTTTTTTGACAACCAATGGAACTACTACCAGTTGGAGTGCTTCTGCTTCTGGTATCACGATCACTAACGACACAACCACTAATGCTTCAAGATATTTGACTTTCACAAGTGCTACAAGTGGTGTCATCACTGCTGAGAATGTCAGCACAAGTCTTATATTTAACCCATCTAGCAACTCACTCACAGCAACCACATTTATTGGTGCTTTGACAGGCAATGCTTCAACTGCAACAAGTGCAACAACTGCAACTAACATTGCTGGTGGAACTTCAGGAGCTTTGGTTTATCAATCTTCATCAGGATCAACTACGTTTCTGACTGCTGGTTCTAATGGACAATATTTAACATTGGCATCTGGTGTGCCAAGTTGGACCAATTTAAGCACAGTTTCATCATTCAGTGCTGGCACAACAGGATTGACTCCAAACACAGCTACTACAGGTGCTGTAACCCTTGCTGGAACTCTTGCAGTTGCTAATGGAGGTACAGGTGTTACTTCTAGTTCTGGAGCATCTAGTGTCGTTTTAAGAGATGCTAACACTAACACATCTGCTAATGTTTTTTTCAATGCTTTCACCAATGTTGGAGCATCTGGGACTACAACATCATTGTCTGTAAGTTCAACGTATAACTGGGTTATCACTGGTTCAGGTGGTCAGACATTTACCATGCCTGATGCTACAACTTTGCCAGTTGGTGCTACTTATACGTTCAATAACAATCAAACATCAGGTGCTATTGTTGTCAACAATCGTTCAAGCACATTGATTGTCAGCATACCATCTGGTGGTTATGTAACAGTTATTCTGTTGACCAATGGAAATTCAGCAGGAACATGGGATTATCACTTTGATGCTCCTAGCAACGTATCTTGGTCAACCAATACATTTAGCTATTCAGGATCAATCACCAATGCTACTTGGAATGGCGTAGCGATTGGCGCTACTTATGGTGGAACTGGGCAAACAACTTATGCAACTGGTGACATTTTGTATGCAAGTGCTACAAATACCTTGTCTAAGCTCTCTGCTGGCACAAATGGCTATGTTTTGACCCTTGCAGGTGGTGTTCCTACTTGGGCAACAACAGCATCAGGAACAACGATTACTGACGATACAAGCACAAACAGCACTCGATATATCAACTTTACAAGTGCAACATCAGGTGCTTTGTCAACGATTTATACAAGTTCTACTAAGTTACAGTACAACCCAAGCACAGGTGTGTTGACTAGCACAGGATTTAGTGGTTCAGGGTCGAATTTGACATTTGGCACAGGTACTTTGTCCTTGGCTGGTAATGTGACCCATTCAGGTGCTTACACACAGACATTTATAGCAACTGGCAACACTTCTGTTACTTTGCCAACGTCAGGCACATTGGTTAACACAGCAGTTACCACTTTGTCTAGCCTAGCATCCATAGGTACTATCACAACTGGCACATGGAATGGATCAGTTATTGGTGCGACTTATGGTGGAACTGGGGTCAATAATGGTTCAAATACCATTACTTTGAGTGGATCGTTTACCACTTCAGGTGCATTTACCACTACGCTGACAGTCACAGCAAACACCAACGTCACATTGCCTACTATTGGCACATTGGCTACTTTGGCAGGTACTGAGACATTCACTAACAAGACCCTAACAAATCCCACAGTTACAAACTATGTTGAGACTTTGTATGCTCCCTCAGCAGGGTCAGCATTCACAATCAGTTTGGCTAATGGAACTGTTCAAGAAATAACTTTAAATGCTAATGGCACAAT